TCTGCCATAAAAATTAAGACGACTATTTATATATAGACACCTTAACCTTGCATTAACTGTTATGATTTTAAAACTACTCTATACCTATTAATAAAACATTCCTCTATATTATGAATATCTTTATTCCCCTCTTCACACCATGCTGTAGAAAATTCAAATACTGCTCTCGCATGATCCTCCATATAATGATTCAAAGAGCGAATACAATCTGCTCTTAATTTCATTAACTCATCTGTGTACTTCAAGTCATTCATAATTAAATTCATATCTATACTTAGATTATACCAAAGGTTCCTGCTGTTATGCCAATTGTTACGAAAACAAAAAATTCCACAAGGTCTCTTGATCCTGATGGAACTGATAACAAAAGTTGATTTAAAAGTTGAAAAATCATGTCGTGTTTTTTTGAGAATCGTTCCTGATTATTATTCTATCTCCTTCAATTGTGAACACTAGGTCATCATCGGCATCCCAACAAAGTTCTTCATACAAAGAATTAAGTTTGGCCATATCTTGCCAAAGAATATCTGGATCGGGCATAATAATTTTGTAATTTTCCAGTATTTATGAATAAATCAAAGGTAAAATATTACCACTGAAAAGAAGATACACACCTAAACCTGATATAAAAAGTGCTTGATACATTTATGCTCCTTGATAAACTGGTGTCATAATTCCACCGCCTTCATCATCATCGTCATCGTCACCATTAGTGCCTAGAAACAATTCAAATGCGACTAAAACAGACATTGGATAGAAAACCCAAAGTATAGCCTTCCATATTGGGAATGTGTCCGTAGTGAATTGTAGTTCTGTCATTTACTCCTAATGTTACGATTTGCGAATAATTATTTAGTTTTGTAAAGTTCTAGGGGAAAAAAATTTAGACCCAAACGGATCCATAATTTCCCACTAGAGCAAAGATAGAGATCAGAATAGTAAATCCTGCTGTCTTTTCTTTAGTCATTAGAATATACCTGGTATAATTTGACCTGTTGTTGCGTATGCACCTATGAGTGCGATACATCCTAAGATTGCTGCTTGACCGTTGATACGTTCTGCTACAACCTTTTCTCTTTCTGGTTGTTTTCTAACCTGTGTGACGTTCTCTACGTCTTGTCTTCTTGTTCCAAACATTACACGATACCTGGAATAAGTTGGCCTGTTACAATGTAAGATCCACATAAGAATACGAATCCCATCATTGCTGCACGACCTTGTGCTCTTAATAAGATATCTTTATTAGACATTAGAATATGCCTGGAATGATGTTTCCTGTTGTTGCGTAAGCACCTACTGCTGCTACGAAACCGAGCATAGCTGCCCAACCATTAAATCTTTCTGCTTCTGGAGTCATTAGTTTGTACCTTTGAATAATTGTGAACTGTGAAATGAATTTCATTTTAAAAGAAACCTGGTGCTATTTCCCCAAATAACACATAGTTAACTGTGCCGATTATAAACCGAGCA